TCCTGCTTGTCTACTTGATACCCGTCACTGGTAGATGCAGCCTTAGCTGTTGCCTTCTTAGGCGTAGGATTCTTTGACATCTCCTTATTCTTATGTACACCTGATAATAGTTTAGATCCCATCATCCGTATCCAGTTCGACCACCAATAACTGCTGGTCTAGCTGCCTTTTTCCTGCTGCGTTTATCATAGAAGTCTAATAGTCGTACCATGCAATCACGCACTGGTGGGTAGTTAGACTTGACCGCTTCTTTACATCCACCCCATAGCCTTAGTAGAGCCTTATCACTCCCCGGCTTGTTCCTTGAGAACCATTCTCTCATGATAACGGAGGCATTATTCCTACGCTTCTCATCCTCAAACATCACACGTACACCGAGTTCTTTCTTGATACGGCTACGTAAGTCCTCATCGTTTGACACAACTATCAAACGTTCCACCATATCTTGATGCAACATCTCTTTTACTTCTGACATAAACTCAGGTGACATCCTACCTATTGCCTCATCAAAGAGGTGGTACTCAATGCCATCCTTCATCTCCATCTTGGTGCCTACTACACAGTATGCATTACTATGGTCATCAGTGCCAAGAAACAGGCAGGCCATCGTTAGATGGCACAGCCTGAACTTGCCCTCATGTTTCAACGCAATGCCAGCACCTACATGCTTTATCTTACCCGTCAATTCCATGATGTTTATTCAACGTAAACATTGAAGACTCAACCACGTTACATACATAGTCGTCTGCATGCTTACGTCCTTCCTTACCATTTAATGCGTCAGTCAAATCCGCTGTCAAAATAGGATTATCCATCAGCTTATTGTAATCATCCCCCAGCTCTTCCTCACTGTATAACTCTCCCGGCATAACTATCTCCTTATGTTAGTGTAAAATTAAGGGCTTCCGTGTGCTCTGAAAGGCTTACTCTTCCTTAGCTCTAGTGATTTCATGACATTGAAAGTGGCCTTCTTAGGTGCCGAAGGCTCAGACTTATTAGCTTTGGTAAGGATTGGATCACTTACGATTTCGTTCGATCTCCTTGTCTCCGCTTTTGTTGCCATTAGTTCTCCTAGTATACTATGTGGCGTGAGGTATCAAAGCTATCCACCTTATCAGCCATCCAATTAGATGAAAGCATCTTGAATAAATACTTAACCGCATCAATGCTATGGTTATTCTTGTCAATCATGGTTTCCTTTACGTTTCTACTCTGCCCAGTGCTGTTACTCCACTCGTTATACCTCCACTGACTCATCTCCTTATAGTGATTGGGACATGACTTTGTAATTCTATACCTTGGTTGCCAATCCTTATCCTTCCCGTTGAACCCACCCCAATACTGTTCGTTAACCATCTCAGCAAACTGTACGTCTCCTCCCCTAGTACCCTTGATAAAGTGGACACCTTGTTCAGCAAATAAAGATGCTGGACTAACTAGGTCACCCCCGTCACCCTTCTCTTGAGTAGCTGTCCACATACTTGGATCCGCTACTATCCATTCCAGCCTATCAAAGTACTTGCAATCTAGAATAGCCTCTGATGTGGTGATATATCCTGACTTCTTCCTGTAGAATTCAAAGACAGCATAGTAGTCATCAACCTTAGTGTCATGTGCTATCACCACAAACGCTGTGATACCACGCCCAGCATAATCGAATCCACCATACAACTTCCAGTCTTCAGGTATTGATTTCCATACAGGAATCTCAATGCGTGGCCTATGCTTCAACATATCAGGGAACACTAGCTGTCCACCCTGTGCATCGAAATCAATCTCCATCTCTCTTCGCCACTTAGCACCTATCAATCCACCGGGATATCCTACCAGTGACTTGGCCATCCACTGCTTACCATTCGGAGTTGTAATATCCTTATCAGGATCAGCAGTGTAATGAATGCGTAGCACCCTGACACCGTCACCCGTTATGTAATCATTAATTCCCTGCACGTTTTTTCATCTCCAAGGCTAGAGCTTTTCTAGTAGCAGGGTTACTGATGTTTTTCATTGAGTTAAACTGCTCCCATATCTCTGCCTTCTGTTTTGTATCACTAGTAGCAAGCATCTCTGCAATCTGTTCAGCCCTGACTGTACCACTAGGGTTGGAAGCTACATTACGCCATAGTCTAGCGTTACGCATGGTACCAAATGTTCTATGGTGAGCCACTGCACTGATAATGCTCCTGAGATGTCTATCCATGTCAGCATTACTTAGAAGCCCCTCATCATTAGCCTTGCGGATTAAGGATGATGCCTTCCGAGCAATCTTTTTCTCTATAGCGGTGTCCTTAGCCTTACTACCTGTTGGCTTCTGTCTGTTTATAGCGTCAAGGTATTCGTTCTTCTGTATTTTTATTCTCATGTCAGCGGTACGTGCAGCCACCTCACCCTTCTCTGCTGCTGCAAGTAGATCTAAGTTTTCTACACCTGTGTACTTTATTAGTCTGCCAAAGAAAGGAACATCCTTCATAGTCCTGTCAAAGCTTTGAGAGATGACTCTCTTTACAGCTCTCTCATCTGCTGTCCCTTTGAATGGATCTAGTAGTGCTCGACCTCCCAAGCTTGTAAGTTTAACTATTGAGTTAGACGATGGAATGAATGCATCTAGAACAGCTCTCATTCTTTCAGGTGAGTATGCTCTGCTACCAGTAAGAGCCTCACTAATATCATTAACAGTTTCTGCTGGCATGGTATAACCGGGATGTGTCCAAGGGTTCTGCTCTAATGTCTTGTCATTAACCTCACCCTTCTTAGAAATAGATTCCCAATTGTAAGAGTTAACATTGTTGACAGCCAGCAAAGCCTTACCCAGTGGTGGTATTAGATTGCCTAACGGATTGAGTTTATTAATACCTCCCATCCATATTTCATCACGCGTCCTTGCTATCTTGTGATAAACATCATCACCTTCTGTACCTATAGCTGCTCTCATTGATTTAGTAATCATCAAGCCTACAAGACTTGTTAATGCTGACTGCCCTTGGTCTAACTGTATCGGCATGTAAGCATGCAACTCCTGCCCACTCTTATCATCAAACTTATTTATGAACGGTATCATAAAATTAAGTGCGCCAGTCTTATCAGGATCCTTCATCCGATCCCATGCCTCTGGGTTACGTAATATATTATTAAACATTACAGCACCAGCTAGCATCATGAACTGTGAAATCTTTAGCCAAGACTTAGCAATGTTTTCCTTCCTCTTAGCATCACTCTCCCTAGCACCAGCCAAGTTCCCTAGCGTTAGCGTACTAAACAAACCACGTGTAGCTTGCAGCGTTGCATTCAAATAGGGTAGCCCCTTGTCCAGTGCCTTAGCAGTCTTCCCGCCTTGAGCAAAGTCAAGATAGCTACGTGCTATCCACGTTGCATCTTTGCGATCCCTCCCATTGTCTAGTGCTTGCTCTCTTAGTGCCACCCTCACCCATAGCTCAGTCTTCTGTCCAAGAAATGACAACGCTTTTTCTAATGCTCTAAGAGTTGGATGGTTAACAAGGAACGCTTGGCCTGTCTGCTTATTAAGAGTATGCTCTAGTGCACCCTGTGTTGTCATAAACTCCATCATGCCACCATCTTCTAAGAAGTCAGCAGCTCTACCGATAGGGGTAGGCCCAACATGCCATACATCTTTAGCTACCTTAGCTAATTGTTTAGTCATCTGCCATAGAGCTATAGGTGCTGCATCACTGTACTCTCTAGTGCGTATCCATGAAAAGAATATATCACGTGGAAAGTTAGAGATAGCAAACTCAGGGTTAGCACCAGTAGCAAACACACGTACTATGCCAGCACCTGAATACTTACGTAAGAAGTTACCGAGTTCAGAGTCTAGCCCCGCATCAATACCTCCCCACTCATGTCCTATATCAATCGGCATGACAACTGATACCTTCTTGCCATCCACCATTGCAGTAATAGTTGTTTCGTTATCTCTCACCTCGTGGTCAGCAGACACTATCTCAGCTATGCCATTGCCGGGGTGCTCTTTAGCATACTCATATAAACTTATGTTAGCTTCGTTACGTGCAATCCTATCGTGTAGCCTAACAATGTAGTCACGCATCAGTAGTGCAGAATCAAGTTGCAATGACTGCGTACTACCCTTGTCAATCTTCTCTAAGTTATTAAACGTTACATTGGGATCAAGGAACTGTATGTACCTACGTGGTGAGTAATCACCCACCTTCTTCATGTGGTTGAATGTCGCTTCATCAATAAGGCCAGCTCTACGCATGTGCCCTAGCTGACTCTTAAACACTGCGAAGTAGTTGTCAGCTCTATCGTTTAACGTATCGTAGTTAGCCTTATCATTCTTTTTCATGTGGTCAAGGAATGCTTGATAGTCTTCGGCACGTAACCCACTTGGGTTAAGGATATCAGCAGCAGCCAACACTTCACGCACGTGTCTGTCTGCAGCAAGCTCAGCTATATCTTTAGTATGATGAGCTTCCATAATTACATCGTTGCTGTCTGGCTTACTGCTCTTCTTGCGTACGGTGACAAACCTTTCACCACGTATGCTTGGCTTATTTAATCTCTCAACACCATACTTCTTAGTTAAGGTGCTAATGTGATCTTCGTTAGTGAGATCAAACACGCTACCAATAGCGTTGTCATTAAGGAACTTCCTAGCGACAGAAACTCTGTTAGTTTCAAGTGCTATGTTACGCCTAGCTTGAATGATCTCATTCAGCATGCCAAACGTATCTTCGTTCAGCCCGCGGAATACTTTAGCGAATGCATTCTGGAAGTGCACGTCACCCTTGGCACTACCACCAGCAGACAACTCAAGACCTCTTATTATAAGCTCACCATCCTGCCCAAGCTTAGATCTAATCTCACGCTTCAGCTTGCCAGTAGTATCAAAGATTTGTTTACTCATCCGTTGCCAGATGTTACCCTTAGAGTGAGTCTCAAAGTGTTTAAAGTCTGACTTAGACTTGTCAAAGTTATCTTTAACTTTAGCCTCTCGTGATCCTTTTTGATATGATATGCAAGATGTCATTAGTAATCTATCCTCGTTTTACAA